CTGAGCATTTTTATTTTGAAAATCACAAACAAATATTTGATGTTTGCAGTTCCGTTCAAAAATGCGACATAATAACAGTAGCTGAAAAACTTAAATATCAATGCGGTGGCCCTGCATATCTTGTTGAAATGACAAATCGCGTTGCATCAACAGCTAATCTTGAAATGCATGCGAGAATACTAATACAAAAACACATACAGCGCGAATTGATTAGAGTATCTATTGAAATGATAAATACAATTATCGCTGATACCGAAGATGTTTTTGAAACGGTTAAAAGTCATATGGCAAATATTAAAAAATTTAACGTTGGCAAACAAATAGTAAGACAATGAGCGATAAAATAATAGATTGGTCAAAATCTGACCAAAAACCGAAACAAACAAAAAAACCTAGGGGCGAACGTGCGCAATCTGTAACACCCGAAACTAACAAAAAAGGGTTTATAGGTGGTTATTTTAGACCTTTAGGTTGGTCAGCTGACGATGGCAGTATGATGTATTATTTCTATATTAGTACAACTATGTCTATAGTTAAGTATAAAGCATCGGCAATAAATAAAAACAATTTACTAAGCATTGCACCGCTTGAATTTTGGTTAACAACTTTTCCTAATCGTGACAATTCTAATTTTGATGCAATGTCAGCTGCTGACTATTTGATAAGTTTTTGCAATAGTTTAGGTTTTTACGATACGCATAACATTCGCGGTCGCGGTGCATGGCAGGAAAAAGAAGGCGTAATTTTTCATACCGGGAACAACTTAATTACAGGCGGTCATAAATACCCTTTAGATGCATTAAAAACTGAATACACATATGAATATCGAAAGGCTATTGAAATGCCAATAGAAACGCCATTAAGTTACGGCGAAGCGGCTATGTTGCCAAAACTATTATCTAAGTTAAACTGGCAAACAAAAGCTGACTATATTTTACTATCGGGTTGGTTGGCATTATCTACTATAAGCGGCATTTTAAAATGGCGGCCTCACGTTTGGATAACGGGCCCGCGAGGCAACGGCAAAAGTTGGGTTTTAGAAAATGTAATAAATGAAGTTATAGGAAGCATTGCAGTTAGTGTACAAGGCACAGCGGCAACAGAACCAGCAGTTAGACAAAAACTAAACTCTGATGCGCTACCTGTTACAATAGATGAAGGCGAAGGTAATGACGAGAGGGCCGCACAACGGATGCAAGAAATAATAGGATTAGCAAGGGCGGCAAGTAGCGAAAAATCACCTGCAATTGCAAAAGGCGGCAAAGATGGCAAGGCAATTGATTATTTTGTTCGTAGCTGTTTTTTATTTGTAAGCATAAACCCTCAGCTTGTTAATGATTCTGACAAACGCCGTTTTTGTATCTTAGAACTTAAAAAGTTGCCAAATCAGGAAACATTTACAGAAGTTGAGAAACTTAGAACTAAAACAATAATTGAAAATTACGGCACAAGATTTCAAGCGCGCATGGTTAGCCTTGCGGATGAAATTCAAAAAAGCATTAAGATATTTACTCACGCTGTTTCATTATTAACAGAAGATCGGGCAGTAGGTGATCAGTTTGGCGCATTGCTTGGTGGTTGGTGGCATACTTGGAATGATAAAGCAGTAACACCTGAATTGGCATTAGAAGAAGCTGCTGTAATATTAGAACATCGAAACGTGCAGGATGAAAAAGAAGAACTGACAGATGAACAAAGATGTTTGCAGCAAATTTTAAGTCAAGAAGTAAGAATCGAAAGTGAGAACTATGTAGGCACAAAAACAATAGGCGAATTAGTAGAATACGCGCATAATTACCAGCCATCGGTTAAGCCATCGCAAGCAGAAGCAAACGAACGTTTAATGCGTTTAGGCATCCGGGTAATAAATGATGACCTGCTAATACTAAACACATCAGTTTTTGTAAAAAAAGTTTTGACTAATACACCTTGGCAAGTTTCATGGGCAACAATCTTATTAAGGCTAAAAGGCGCATCAAGGCGAAGTAATACAAGATTTGCAGCAGGTATGTCTGGGCGTTGCGTTTCAATAAATTTAAAAAATTTATAAAAATTTTTATAAAAATAGTTTGAAATATAAAAAAGGGTTGTATCTTCGTGTCAGGATTTAATTAAATGACAACAAAAATCTTAAAATTATGAACACAGTAAACGTAGTTAGAAACAAAATCACAAACAACGTAATGTTTTTTCTTAATGGCAAACAGGTTTTTCCTATAGCTATTTCGGGTAACATTTACAAGTTTGAAAACGGACAAAACATTATACTTTAACAACAAAAAACTTTACACAATGAAAACATTACTAATTTATCGCAGATTGTTAATTCAAGCGTACACTTCAGAAGAAATATCAGCAATGCTTTTAAATCTTTACATTGCATTAGCCGATAATGATGAATTTGATATAAAATCAATTATCGAACGCTTTGAAATTACGTACGAAGAAATAGAACAGATTGAGAATTTAACAAAAAAATTATTAACTAATTAAAAACAACAACACATGAAAACGACAACAGAGTATTTAATGCCAAACGACAAAATTTTAATTATTACAGGGCAGTATAACGAATATTGCCGCGGATCTCGTGACAGATTCGGTGTACCATTAGAACCCGATAGCGATGAATTTTTTGAGATTCTTAGCACTACAATAGACGATGTTGAATATACATCAGATGAACTTGCAATGATTCTTAATATGACATTTGACGAGGTTGAAGAATTGCTCAATGATTGTTTAACTGAACAAGATGAATGCGATTATGATGCATATATAGACAATATGATTCACAACCAGCTAGATGACCTATATGAAAAAAATAATTATTAGTGCTACATTTGGGCTTTATCTTGGTTTATTTATAGCCCTTTACACAAACTCACATCAACTTATGATTATCTTTAGTTTTGTTACCGGTATTTGCTTTGCAGTATCAATGTTTTTATTATTTGACCGCAAAAAAAATGATTAGTATGACAGCAGTAGAATTTTTGTTAGAAAAATACAAATCTCAAAATACTTTATTGTTTTCCGATGATTTCGAACAAGCATTAGAAATGGAAAAGCAGCAAATTGAAAATGCTTATGACCATTATAGATGTATAGGTAATTTTGATAATGGCATAGAATACTACAATGAAATCCACAAAAAGCCTTAACGATACTTGGTTTTGGTAGGTTCCAAACAGGCAAGCCGCTGAAAAAAAACTACCTGACAGCTGGAAAGACAGCATTTTTTATAACTTCAATACACACACAATGAAAACACTATTTTTATTAACAGCACTACTTTTTATCGGATGTAAGGCACACCAACCCGAACCCGAAACGAATTACGAACTTGCAACGCCCTGCAATCTGAAACATTATGCAACTATACCCACGCACGTAGATAAGTACATAAAACGCTTTTTAAAGACTGCAAAGCAAGAAGCTAAACTTTATAACATACCAATCAGCATAAAACTCGCACAGGGCATTTTAGAAAGCAATGCAGGTAAATCTGAACTAAGCCGAAAACATAACAATCATTTTGGGATTAAATACCGCGGCATTGGTAAATATGCAGTTTACCGGGATGACACACCAACAGATAAATTTCAAGTTTACCGCTCAGCTTGGTTTAGTTATCGCGATCATTCAAAATTGCTTTGTATGGAAAGATATTCACACTTGCGCAAATTACCCCGAACCGATTATAATAGCTGGGCATATGGCTTAAAAAAGGCTGGATACGCAACTGCTTCTTATTATGCCGAATCGCTTATTAAAGTTATCGAAACTTATAAACTATATCAATACGATAAATAGCTATGCTTTACGAATTCTTTCACGATCCAATACGCGGTTCTGAATGGTACATAATTGACCGATGTAACAACGGAACATATAAAGCGATATGTACACGCCAAACTAAAACTTATCGTTTAGGATGCGTTACAAATTTCTTTTTTGATGATATGAAAATTTGGCGTAAAGGCAGGCTAAAACCTAAAAACAATTCATTAACTAATTTTAATAACAAAGCACATCAACGATGATTAACAAAGTAACACTTATCGGGAATCTTGGCAAAGAACCCGAAATTAAAACAGTTGGCAATGATAAAAAAATGTCAAAGTTTAGCATTGCAACATCTGAGTCTTATAAGGATAAAGATGGCGAATGGAAACAGAAAACGCAATGGCATAACGTAACAGCTTGGTCAGAAGTAAAAGCCGACAAAGGCGATACACTATATGTTGAAGGTAAAATAGAATACCGCGAATATGAAGGTAAATACTATACTGATATTATCGCTTCATTCACACGCAAGATGAACACCGGGCAAAAAGTAGAATCAGTAAAAGCCGAAATAGTACAAAGCACAGGACAAACAGATTTTGAAGACGGTTTACCATTTTAGGAAAAAACAACTTGCAATTATAATATAATTATATTATTTTTGTTTGTTGTCATAAAGTTTTCATTGATTTAGTTAGACCGCCTGTTTTGAAGTTCAGGCGGTTTTTTTTTAAACATTACACATGTACCTAACCTTTCAGCAAGCAATGGATTTAATTAAGCCAAACGGTTATAAGAATCCAAGTTACGCACAAACACGTATTCGACAGCTTATAAATGATTGCAGTTTAGTAGAAGTTAAACCCGAAATATTTGTTGATGATGAAAGCATTTTTGTATCATTAGGCTACATAAAAACAGAAGGTTTAGTTTGTGAAAAGTCAGTATTTAAATACATCGAAAATCGCAAAAACCAAATTCAAAACATTGGTAAAATACCAAAGCAGAATATCGAAATTAAAGCTGTTTTTTGCGATGAATCAACATCTAACTTTATTAGCATCGAATCCGCTTGCAGGTTTTTTAACGTTAGCCGGGCAAAGATTACCAAAGGCATAAAGAAAAACAAGGCAGTAATAATAAACAATCAATTAGTCAAATTTTATATTAAATAGAACTAACATGTCACTTTACGAAAAGAACCGCTTAAAACAGAAATTAGAATATTACAAAGGATATTACGCAGCTTTGTTGTGGATGCAAAATGAACAACCAAATTATGACACAACTGAATTATCTTGCGAATTTATTAAAAACAAAATTGAAGACTATCAACTAAAAATCAAAAAACATGACAGCAGATCAAAAGAAAGCAGCACTAATTGAAAAGATTGGCGAGCAAAAAGTAAACGAATTGACACAAAATATATGGCTTTTAATTGGTGCTTTGCATACAGCTAAATTTGCAGTTGCGCAATTTGAACCTAAGAAGCTTAAATTTGAAATGAAATATCGTTTCTATAATTTGTCAACGGCAATAAATGGATTTATTAACAACTTTGAAAAATCAGCATCGCCCGAAGAACGTGAACTTTTAACAGCTGTTAGTTTTGACAATGTAGCTGGCATAGCTGAGTTTATCGCGATGGCTGTATTGTTACCTCCTAATCAGATAGATTGGTACATTGAAGAATGCAAAAAACTAACATACGTAGCAGTAAACCGAGAAAATGCAAAGTAAGTATATAATTTTATTCATTGCAGCTTCAATTATTGAAATAGCAAGTACATTTTATATTTCCGCTGTTTCTGATAAACATATGGCTGCAATGATTTTTTGGGCGTTCATTGGCCCGTTTTTAGGCTTGCCCTTCCTTAAATATCAAATTGAAGCTGAGAACAATAAACAGCGTTTTAAATTAGCACTATGCTATGGTTTAGGCTATGGCATTGGTGCTTTAATAGTAAATATAATTTTATGAATTGTGTAGTACAAGCTGTTAACAAGCTATTTAATTTTGATACTGATAAATTTCCCGATCGCGAAGTAGGTTATGCTATGTGCGATATTCAGCGAATGATACCAGCTGAGTTTTCAGTTTGGATTGTTTATGCTAATTACACTAAGTGTATAAACTTTGACCTATTAAAACAGCTGCCAAAATCCGATAATTACATACCATTATTTTTGTTTAAATCTATTATGTCAAGCCGTTTTAAATTGCATTGTGAATATGCATTATATGACCGCAATACAGTTAATATAGATGGCAAAGAACATGATGCTGATGAATACTTCAAACAGAATAAAATAATACAAGTAGCGGCAATTATTAAATATGAAACGCATGAAATACTAAGCATAATAAAATAAAAAACCCCGATTTTACCCGGGGCTAAAAACACATGAAAAACCAAAAAACCAAAAACAAACAGATTATTTTTTAAACATATTTTTAGGATTCGGAATAAAACCCTTGAAATAGCCGATAATATCAACGCCAGTTGTTTGGCTTACGTTTTCAAAGATTGATTTTAGTTCAATGCCACAAACGAACAAAGCAACGTAATAAGATAAGGTAATTTCAAGATCAAGCATCCAAGTAAAAACCTGACTTGATATAATTGCTAAACAATAATCATTCATTTTATTTATTGTTCTTCTAAAACCGCGCGATTGTATTTTATCACCTAATGCTTTAGCTTTTCTAACACCAGTTAAAAAATCAACTAACAGCAAAAATGAAAGGCAAATAATAAGAGGCTTTAAAATTAAAAGCTGTTGCTTAATCTCGGGCAAAATCTTAATAAAATAGTTTAGCGAATCAGATGCTAATCTGAGCGAATCGGCGGTAATAGTTAGGGAATCCATTAGTAAATTTTAATGTAGCGTGAAAGGATAACCGCGGCAGGTGTACCAATAAAGATATACCACCACGGCAGGGGAACAAATATAATAAAGAATGTAAATGTAAAGAATGAAACCCAAGTGCCAAAACAAATAGGGCATGCACCAGCCATTGACCAAGGGTTATTTTTCATATTGTTTTCGACATCTTTGTAAACCATATCTACTTCTTGCAAAAAGTCTTTGTAAATAATTTCAGATTCTTCAGCTGTTTTATTTTCAAGTTGCTTTATTAAGTTTCTGTTGCGTTTACCTTTCCAATCTAAATATTTAGCCCACACGCGCTTTTTTTCTTTGTCTTCAAAGTCTAAGTAGCGTTTAGATATAAATTTGCCGTAAGCGGAAAATATACGCCCTGTATAATATTCCCCCTGCACAGGTGATCCGATGCAATAGTGCAAAAACTTAATCGCAAAAGCTGTAAATATTGATAGTGTTATTAGTGATAGCATATTAGTCTACGATTGCAGCGTTATAACCTAATTCAATAAATGCCGTTTGCATATAAAGTAAAGCAACCTCCAAAGATTGCGTTTCTGTTTCCAAAATCACAAAATTGTAGGTCATATTTACTATGTCTGTTGCAATCTCTTTGCCTGCCAAAAACGCTGCAAAATCTTGATAAGTTTTGTAGGTAATAGTTAGCGAGCCATCAATTTGACAAGTAAAAACAATACGTACATAGACAGAGGTTAACTCGATGTCAGTTCCTTGTACGTTGATTTGTGTAGTGTTTTTTGTGAGTAGTAATGCCATTGTTAGTTTATCTTTTTATATTTTAAAATTGAACCTTTAACTATTCTTGATGTTTGAGCGACTCCAGCAACATTATTAGAAAACTGAAATTTTAAAATTGCGTTTGCACTTGCTGTAAAATTTAAATAGATTGTTGCAGTAACTAAAAGGTCTAAATCTGCATTTGTTACTCCAATTGCAACAGCTGTAGTTAAGGCAGTTCCATTTACTTGTAATGGCTGATTATTTGCTGGGTTATTTGTAGTTGAAAAACCAACAACTATACCCGACCCTTTGAATGTTCCTGCCGATACTGCATAAGCTATTTTCATATCCGCAGTGATGTTATTTCCTGCATAACAAAGATTTAATTCAGTCATATACTGACCGCCTGCGACAACTGAAAACTGCAATTCGCTATCATCAACTAAAGTTGCACTATTTGTAACATCTTGATTAGCACTTTTAATAATGTAGTTCCATCCGCCTATTGTTTTATTTTTCCAAAGCTGAGTAGAACTCTCATAAAGTAAAGCATCTTGATTAGCAGGTGTTGAAATTGCCACATTATGCAATTCATCAAGTTCATACCCGTTATCAATTTTAACGTATATTTTGCCATTAAAAGCGTGAGCATATTCAACATATCCAATGCGAACCTCGTGAATTGGTGCCGTTGGTTTTACTTTTGTTATTGCGCCAAAAGTAGTACCGCTAAGATATAAAGAATCGCCATCCGCCCAAGTTTCGCCCTGCAAACTTCCCGTAGTGTTTATATTAGAAACCTGACCTACTGAGCAAATAAAACCTTCCTGATTGCCTGCAATATTTTCGCAAACAATACCGAGAGTTCCTGCGCTGTTTGTATCATTATCCGCCCTTGCAAGTTTTACAGATAGCCTTTGACCTGTTGCCCCTGCGACAATAACAACTTGATATCCTGCCTTTGTAAGTGCTACTAAAGGAGTTGTTTTATTTACAACACGAGCGTGAAGATGTTGACCTAAATTTGAGATTGTAGTACCGCCTTTAAGACCTAAATTCAGCGTTCCTTCTGTATCATTCCACGACAATTCACCTTCTGCAACTGTATGTGCTGCTGCTGTGTCAAAATCCAAATAATCCAAGTCAATAATTCCAGCATTTGCTGAATTACCAAAACCTAAAACACTTGCTAAGTCTTGCGATCCACCACCGCCACCACTAACTACAAAAAAAAAATCAGAACTTAACAAGGCTGCTAAGTCTGCACAATTACCCAAAAAAGGTATTGCCGCAGCTGGCACTACTTCAGTATTTGCAACTTGTGCCGGGTCTATGTATTCAACGCTGCCGTTATCTTGAACAACTTTAACGCTGCCGTTTACGTTACATTCAATTTCAACGATATCAGGGCTAAGGCTGTTTATAAAATCGCCCGATGTTGAATCGTAAATTGCGACATTACCGTTAGCGAGTTTTACTATGTCAATCATTTTTTATAAGTTTATTTCATTATTATATAATCCTACTTTAGTGCTAAATTCAATGCAATCGTATTCGATGCCATCAACTTCAATTTTTACTACATATCCTTTTGGGTCAATTATTTGCCCTGTGTATGTGTAGTTTTCGTTTAGGTTTTCAAGTGTAAATATAACAATATCAAACATAGCAGCATCAAAACTATAATAAATAGCTACATTTGAAAAATTTAATTCCAATATCCATATACCTTCAATGGTTGCAATAATGCCAGTATTAAGTGAAGCATTACAGCTGTTAATGCAGCCCAAATTTAATGTATTTTCACAACAATTACAACAAGCCATATATATAAAGTTACAAGTTTTTAAAAAAACGGGGCTATTGATTCCAAGCCCCGACTAATTGCCCCAAGGTAGCGAAATTTGGCGGCATAGTGATTCTTAACATATCGTGAATGGTTTGCACTTTTCATTTAGTGCTAAATCATATCTTAATTCAAAATCTATACTTATTATTTGCATTAAACTTTGCAATGTCTTTGCATCTTTTCCCGTTTCAGCTGAGTAAACAACCCAAGGTAGTATTTCATTCGATACTGGAAACAAACGCGGATTAACAACAGAATAGTCATAGTTAACAGCTTTTAAATTGGCACCATACAGCGCAAACTTAACGCTATCTAATAACAAACGCGGATCAGCGCATAAGTTCCAAAAAACTAATTTAAATGGAACACGCACATCAAGCTCGATACCACAACTTCCCCTCTTTGTATTTCCTGCTTTTCGAGTTTCGGAACTAATACCATTAAGACGAATATAATAGCCCGTTCCCGAGGTGTCTGAGATGCCCACATAATTACGATGTCCGTTTTGCGTAACATTTAAAGTAACAACCTGACTATCTATATCTTTGACTGCAATACCTTGACCGTTTACGTTTACGTTAACAGCCAGCATTGAAGCATTAATCTGTTTGATAAGTTCAGTTATTATATTTTGTGTTACGTACATTATAAATAAGTATCTATTTCTTCAAGTATTGCTAATAATTCATTTCGTGCGGCTGTTTCGCCTAATTCTATTTCTTCATTTGAAACATCAGATATAATTTTACTAAAACGTTCTTCTTGAAATTCCATTATATTTGCCAATTCATCATTTGTATAACTTATGGCACTTATGCTACCATTTTCGGTAACTTTTATACTTTGAAATAATGAACCTGAAAAGTTTAAATCTACTATTTCAGATTGGCGGCCCGTTAAAGTTCTAAGTTCTTTATATCCTTGTGCTAAATATTTTGTTTTATGCGGATTGCCATTTTTAAAGATTGTTTGCCCGTTTTTACCCATTGGTTTTATACCTGATGCTTTAACCGTTGTTAATGTCAAAGGATTGATATAAAACGGATTAACACTATAAGTTCCTATTTCAGTACCAGTTGAATCTAAGCCTAAAAAAAATATTCTTTGTTTATATTCTGCAATAACTTGAAATGCTGCAACCTGCGATATTCTGCGCGCTGTATTTTCGTTGGCAACAACCTCTGAAAGTATTTTAAGTCTTGCAATTGCATTCATTAGCCCGGAAACATTGGATACATTCTCAATCTTGGTTCACATCTATAACAAAAGCGATCTGTTTCTAACAGCTGTATAATATTATCAATTTCATTATCTAAAGCTTCAATGCTGGCATTTTCCCATTCAACTATTTTAAGATTTGCCCATTCATTGCCATGTGTTTTAATTAGATTTAATCGGTTGTTAGGCGAAACCCATTCTTTAAGAATTTGCACACCTGTTTGATACAAAATTGTCATACCTAATCTATCTAAAAACTGGCAAATAATATCAGTATCAACACAATCAACACGTACACACGCGCCTAAATAACCCGAAGCTGTTGCACTAAAACCATTCCAACCTACAACATTTAGCACCATATCGCCGCAGGGCTTACAATTAGATGCAGCATTACAAGTGTACAGATAAGGCGCAACATTTTTTGTATTGATAGTAATTAAAATCAAATCTTCATTAAATGACTTATTTACAAAAATGTGCATTTCAGTATCAGCAAAACAAGTTACAGCCTGCTGAAATAAAATATTGCCAACAAAATCGGTAACCAAAACCGTTGTACTTGCATTAACCGTACTTTTAAAACGTACAGAATCTACATAAATTCTACTTTGTGGGCTATTTATCCATTTCTTAGAAACTTTTATACCGCGATTGGCAGCAACAGGTATATCTGAAACATTACTAACTTGACAAACAGAATATAAACTACCTAATGTGTTTAGCTTTATACCACGCGCATTTAAAACGGCCTTTAAGCGCTTTTCTACAATATCAGCAGCAAAGTACATCTTCTCACGTACAGTTGCTGTAGCTGAAACTAAAGCCTCACTACTAACCGCTGCAACATTATTTATAGTTAACCCTTCAAGGTTTTCTAAATAATAACCCGATGCCGGAACTGTATCTGGAGGATAACAGCCGTTAAGCGATATGATATAATTATCTAAGCAATTAGGTGTATTAAGATTCAGCATCTATTTGTTTTTTGCGACCGCGTTTTTTAGGTTGTATAACTTCAATTATCTTTTCGGTTTCGATGGTTTCATCGGTTTCGATGGTTTCGGCTTCATATTGTCCTTGTCCTTGTCCTTGTGCTTCATTTTTTTCTATTTTAATTACAGATAATAAACCTTCTGAATAATAAACATCTTTTGGAAAGTCTTGTTTTTTAACAGCTTTTTCAATAGCCTTATTTATTTTTTCCGATCCGATTGTTTTTTTCTGATTGCTATAATCAAAAAGATAAACTACATCTTCATTATCGGTTCTTTGTACATTTACCGCGCTGTAATGTTTGCGGATTATGTTTATTGCTTCGTTTAATTTTTTACTTTGATTTTTCATTGTGTTTTATTTAAAAAGGGGCGGTTTCCCGCCCCACTATCTAAAAAACTAAATTGTACCGTTATAAGTATCGTTACAAGCTGCGCTATCAGTTATGATAAGCTGTGCAGCACCTGTGTTAGAACTTGTTGTATAGAAATTGCTATAAGTTCCATAAACATTTGATTCACCTAAAATTTGTGCATTTGGCGAACCATCAAATGAATTTGAATCTAAAACCCAGTCAAGTTCTGTAATTGTCGCACCTGTTGAAGGCGTTGATGCACTATAAACATTGTAAAGTGTTTCAGTAGCAACAGTAAGCGCAACATCTGTAGTTGTAGCAGAAACAATTACAACAGATGTAACTGTATCATTAGTCAAAACATAGATTGTTAACGCTGTGCCATCCCAACCACCTGCAACAGTATAAATTGAATTTACACTTGCAAGAGCAGTTTGTGCAGCAGCTACAAAACCATTAGCACCTGCTTGTGTACCTGTATCAAATGTACCACCAACTGAGAATGGTAAGCCGTTAATTTGAATTGCAATAGCATCAGTAACATCAACTACAATACCTTCAAATTGCTCAACTTCAACTTCTCTTGAGTAGAACAAAGCACTACATGCTACATCGCAAGCATCAGCAGATTCGCAGAATACAGCATCTGTACCATTTGGAGCGCCAGCAGCACCGCAAGCAGGTTCAATGTCGCAATATCCTGTGTCAGCACAAACAACTTCATATTTGAATACATCAAGTACACCATCAAATAAACAATCGTTAACAGCCCA